TCCACCGGGGTCAGCGCCCAGAACTCCGCAGGCCGCAGCCCCAGCCCGCGCAGCCCCGCCCGCAGCAGCACCGGCCAGTCAAAGCCCGTCATCCGCCTTCTCCCGGCAGGGCAAAGGCGCGGGCCAGCAGTTCGGCGGCGGCGCGGGCGGCGGCCATCGGCCCGCCCTCGATCTGGGCCGCCAGCAGATCCGACGCCTGCCCCGGCCAGCCCGCACCGCGCAGCCCCGCCACGATCAGCGCCAGCACGTCGCGGGTGGAACAGCGCCCCTCTTCGAAGCGCCGCACCAGATCGACCAGCGATCCCTCCGCCAGCCCCGCCTCAAGCTCGGCGAGCGCCCCCAGCGTCAGCCGCATCAGGTGACGCTCGCCGTCGATGGTCAGCGCCACCTCGCCCCGCCACGGATTGACCATCTACGCCTCCGGCTGCGGCACGAACTGCAGCGCCCCCGCCGAGGCCAACGCCACCTCATAGGTGGCCTCGCCGTTATGCGCGCCCGCATAGTCGATCGAGGTCAGCTGGAACGGCCCCTCCACCCGGCCAAAGCCGGGGATGATGACCTGAAAGGCCGGGGTTTCGCCGTCAAAGAAGATCTGCCGCGCCCGTTCATCCGTGCCCGCATCCTTGAACACGCCCGAGCCCGAGATATTGGCCGATTTCACCCCGGCCCCCGCCAGCAGTTCCCGCCAGCCGCCCTGAGATTCAAGCGTGGTGACATCCACGCTTTCGGCGTTGAAACTGACCCGCGTGGCGCGCAGCCCCGCCATGGTCTCGAACTGGCCATCCCCGGTCAGGTCGACCTTGATCAACAGATCCTTGCCGTTCTGCGCAGCCATGCGCCTTACTCCTTGCTGTGGTTGAATTTTCCCGATCGGGGCAGGCACAGGCCCGCCACGCGGTCAGGCATCCTCGGTGCGCGCGCGAAAGATCATCTCGACCCGCCGCAGCCCGCCGCCCTCGCGCCGCGCGCGGGCCTTCAGAAAGCGCAGGCTGACCAGCCGTCCGCGGCCCAGATCCGGCAGCGGGCCCAGAAGCGCATCCGACACCGCCGCCGCCACTTCCTTGGCGCGCTGGAACCCGGCGGCGTCGCTGATCACCGCCACCGACAGATCGTGCCACGCCCCGGCCCCGGTGGCATCCGACGCGTCGCGCGCCACCTCCGTCCCCAGCGTGACGTAAAGCGCAGGCAGCGCCCCCTGCGGCAGCGCGTCATAGACATGGCCCTGCACCAGAGCCGCCATGGCCTCGTCCTGCATCAGCCGCTGATAGATCGCGGCCTGAAGGGCTGCGGAAACCGCATAGCTCATGCCGCCACCTCCTCGCGGGTCTCGCAGATCAGATACATGCCGCCCGGGTCCAGTTCGGTCACCGCCAGCACGCGGAACACCCGCAGCCCCTGACGGAACCGCTGCCCCGGCACCGGGCGGCTGCTGGCGCCCATGGGCGCGCCGCGCACGATGATGCGGAAGGCGTTGATCGCGACCGGCCCGGTCTCGCCCAGCGCCTCACGTCCGCTGCGCGGCGACACCTCGGCCCAGAGCGTGCCCAGTTCCGCCCAGCTTTCGACAAGCCCGCCCGCCCCGTCCGGCATCGATACCGGCGCCTCCAGCACCAGACAGCGGTTCAGCAGCGGCGCGGTCATGATCCGAACCCCACGCGCAGGGGCCGGTAGCGCGCGATCAGCGAGGTCACGCCGAACGGCATGCAGCCTTGGCCCAGCGCGGTTTCGGCGCGGTAGTCGTAGTAATGCGCGGCCAGCAGCAGCACCGCCTGCGCCAGATCCGGCGGCAGCCCGTCAAACTGCGGCGCATATCCCGCGGCAAAGCGCAGCTCGGCACTGCCCCCCGCCGGGATCACCGGCAGCAGGCCCCCCGGCGGCTTCAGCCGCGGCGCATGGGCGTCCTTTTCCAGCCGGTAGTCGCCCAGATCGATCAGCTGCGCCACGCCCTCCCGGTCCGTCAGCGTCAGCGAAATCAGCACCTGCACCGGCGCCACCGGCAGCACCACGCCGTCGCGGTCCCGCCACGCGCCCAGCGTCCAGACAAAATTCCGCACCAGCAGCGCCTTGCCCGTCCGCGCCTCCACCGCCGCCAAGGCCGCGCGCAGGAACGATCCAAGAACGACATCCTGCAGATCATCCTCGGCAAAGCCGCTGCCCAGACGCAGATGCCGTTTCAGGGCCGCAACCGGCAGCGCCGTGTCGGGCAGCTGGCTCTCTTCGATCAACATCATCGCATTCTCTCCGCAATCCTATCCCGGTCTCCGTGGTCCGGGACAAAGGCGGGCGCGTGCCAGCCGCGTTGCTCGGACGGAGGGAGCAGCTGGACAACGCGGGCCAGTCCGGCACGCGCCCCACAAGGGCGGGTCTCCCCGCCCCCATGTCCGGTCACGTTCAGGCCACGGCGCAGCGCAGAAGCTTGATCGCGGCGAAATCGCTCACATCGCCGCCGACGCGCTTGGTGGCATAGAACAGCACATGCGGCTTGGCGCTGAACGGATCGCGCAGCACCCGCAGGTCGGGACGTTCCGCGATGGTGTATCCGGCGGCGAAATCGCCAAAGGCCACGGCGAAACTGTCGGCGGCGATGTCGGGCATGTCCTCGGCGATCAGCACCGGATACCCCATCAGCCGCGCGGGCTGTCCCGCCGCCAGACCGTCGGACCACAGATGGCGGCCATCCGCGTCCTTGAGCTTGCGCAGCGCGCCTGCGGTCTTGGAGTTCATCACGAAACTGGCGCGCGCGCGATACTGCGCGCCCAGCGCATAGACCAGATCGATGATCGCATCGCCATCACCCAGCCCGGCATCGGTGCCGGTGGGCACATAGCCAAGGTTGCCCCATGTCCAGACATCATTGTCGATGGCCGGATGCGACAGGAACCCGCGCGGCTTGTCATTGCCATCCCCTGCGACAAAGGCCGCCGCCTCGGCGCGGGCGAACCGGTCGGCAATGCGCCCGGCCAGCCAGCCCTCGATGTCAAAGGCGCTGTCATCCAGCAGCCGCTGGCTCGCCTTGGGCATGGCCGACAGCTCGTGCAGGCGGATGGAAATGCGGTCGATGCCCGGCGTCGCGGTCTCGGCGGTGGCGGCGGTCTCGTCGGCCCAGCCCGCACCGGTCTCGCCCTGATCGATCAGCACGTCATAGGACGAGGCCTCCACCGTCACCACGGCAGCAATCGCCCGGATCGAGGCGGTGCTGTCCAGCACCGACTTCACCGAATCAGAGGTGACGGGATCCACCAGATAACCGCCATCCCCGGCCACGGCGCTGGACATGGCCTTGCCCTCCAGCACCAGCCCCCGCAGCCCGTCATCGTCGCCATGACGCAGATAGGCGGTGAAGGCGCGGCGATGCGGCAGGGTCACATCCTGCGCACCGGCAAGGGCGGGGCGGGCCAGCGCCGCGGAAGTCTTGGTCTCAAGCATGGTCAGTCGCTCTTCCTGTTGTTGCATCTTGGCGTGAATGTCGGCCCTTGCGGCCCTCATATCCCCGATAAGTCCCGCCATCGCGGCGCTCACCCGGGCGACCGGGGACGGATCTTCCCCGATCCGAGACATGGTCTCGGTCCTGCTCATCATCTCTGTCCCTTCAGCGATGGCGTGCGTCAGCCGCGCGCCAGGTCAAGGCGGGCGCCCTCCAGCGCCAGCGCCAGATCGCGCAGCAGGACGGCCTCGGGGCTCTCTCCCTTGGCCTCCACCCGCGCACCGGGCAGCATCGGGAAGGTCACCAGCGACACTTCCCAAAGCTCCAGTTCCGTCAAAACCCTGCGCCCCTGCGCATCCTTGCTGGCACGCAGCGTGCGATAGCCGATCGACAGCCCATCAATGACCCCGGCGGCGATCAGCGCCGCCGCCTCACGGCCGCGCACCACGCTGTCCAGAAGCCGCCCCCGCACCCACAGCCCGCGCCCGTCCTCGCGCACCTCGTCCCAGATCCCGATGGGCTGCGCGGGATCGTGCTGCCACAGCATCTTGACCCCGCGCCCCTCGGCGGCCAGCCGGGCCAGCGACTGCGCATAGGCGCCCGGCGCCACCACGTCGCCGCCCTGATCGCAGGCGCCGAACACCGAGGCATAGCCCTCGATCCCGCTGCCCTCCGCCACGGTGACCTCGGCCCCCAGACGGCAAAACTTGTGCTCCAGTTCCATTGCAGATCCTCCTGTGGCCCGCTCAGGGCGCCGCCGTCATCAGCCCTTGGAACGCCTGCGCCAGAATGACCCCGGCCACCCCGTAAACGGTCAGCCACAGCCGCTTCTCCAGCCGTTCCATCAGCACCTCGATCCGGTCGAGCCGCGCATTCAGCGCATCAACCTGCAACCGGCTCACCCGCTCATGCGCCTCCAGCTTCAGCGCGGGGGCGCAGGCAAAGGGATCGTAGCCATGCCCGCGTTCACTCACCCGCATCCTCCTCCTGCGGCAGGGCGGGCAGGCCCAGCATCCGCCGCTTCTCGGGATCGGTCAGGAACGCCGCCTCCGCCACGCGCCGCCACTGCGCCTCGCGCTCGGCGGACAGGGCGGGCACCTGATCCAGATCGGGCTTCAGCTCCACCTCCTCGCCCAGAAAGCCCGACAGCCAGCGCCCCACCGCCGCCGTGACCCGGGTGGCCAGCGGCAGCACCGTCAGCCGGTAAAAGGCGCGGTGCGCCTCCTGATAATTGGCATAGGTCGCCTCGCCGGTGATCCCCAGCAGCATGGGCGGCACACCGAAGGCCACGGCGATCTCGCGCGCCGCCGCCTCCTTGGTCTGCTGGAACTCCATGTCAGAGGGCGAAAACCCCATCGGTTTCCAGTCAAGCCCCCCCTCCAGCAGCATGGGCCGCCCGGCATTGCGCGCGCCCTGATGATGCGTCTCCATCTCCGCCACCAGACGCTCGTACTGGTCCTGGCTCAGGCTGCCCTGCCCGTCACCGCCCGACCACACGATCGCCCCCGAAGGCCGCGCCGCATTGTCCAGCAGCCCCTTCGACCAGCGCGAGGCGCTGTTATGCACATCCACCGCCTGCGCCGCCGCCTGAATCGGCGACAGCCCGTAATGGTCGTCCTGCGGGTGAAAGGTCTTGATATGGCAGATCGGCGGCAGATCCCCGCTCACGTCAAAGCGATGCGTGCGCCCGTCCACCACATAATCATAGGCGACCGGCCAGCCATCCGCCCCCGGCACCAGCCGCATCCGGTCCGACCGCAGCACATGCAGCTCGCGCGGCAGACCGTCCCCCGCCGACACCGCCTCCAGATAGGCGTCACCGGACAGCAGAAGCTGGCCATAAAGCGCCTCGAACAGCTCCGCCTTGCCCTGCGCCGCATTGGGCAGCAGCACCAGCCGCAGCAGCGGATGGCTGACATAGCGCGTGTCCTGATCCTGCAGCACCAGCGGCAGCGCCGCCGCGGCTTCCGCGATCAGCTTCACCGCCCGGAACCCCACCGGATTGCCGACAAACCCCGCCCGGCTCAGCGAGGCGGTGTCGCGCGGCGACCAGGCGACCCGCCCCGCGCCCGGATAGGCGAAGAGACGCCCGGTGGCAGAGGCCGTGGCCTGCGCCGGCC